TCTAGCGTAGTTGTTACCTGTAGGATTGCCGGCAATTGCCCCGCATACCCTACTTACTATACTGCTTTGCACATAGACGTGGGTCCGCAGCCGTGGTAAAGCTGCCGACCCTAGGATGCAACCTCCAACTGCCCTATGCAGCCTGTTGAGGAAATTGATGCCCCAAGTGGTTGGGGCAGGCCCGGTGGTAGGGGCGGGGGTGGCGAGAAAGGCCACCCCCAAAGCGCCTGCGATGGCGCAGCACGCAAACGTAAGCGAAGCGAGTCCGACGACTGTCAATCTGAAGATGAGCAAGGCGCAGCGGAAGCGTGTGGCTTGGGAGAAGACTACGAATCCCAAGCCCACCCAACCGAAAGTTACCCCGAAGCCAGCCGTGGCGAAGGGGGACAAGAGGAAGGGAGTGGGGGTGGAAGCACCCTCGAGCGGCCTGCCAGCCCCGAAGTTGAGTACGACGGGGAGGAGTGGTGGGTCGTGGGCGGCGGGCAAGCAGAGCCCGAAGTCCAAGTCTGGTGGCAAGGTGCAGAGCCCGAGCCACAAGTCGCAGCAGGCGAGCAAGAGGTGCAAGAGCAAGAGCATGAAGGTGGATGGCATCACGTTGCCGACGCCGAGGAAGAAGAGCCCATCGACGAATTTGACTTCGACGAGCTCATCGAGTTGCTACACGGCCCCTCACCCTCGGGATCTCCCTATCCCTACGATTGGGAGGAGGGCAGCCTGGTGACGACGCAGACATCACAGCCGGCAAGCAACGGCAAGTCGAAGCAGATGGCTTCGCCACGGAGCTTACCGTCATCTCGGCCAGCCTCTTCGGGGGCCGGCGCATCCAATTCTAAGCCGAATGAGTTGGATCCGGACGACCAGGAAGTAGTTGAGTTTGATCGCTTAGCTGCAGGAATCATGATTGATGATTGGGTGTCCAACATCGGAGCTGCCACTTGGGGTGGGCATGTCTGGCAACTGCCGGACCCTGCCACCCTCTCGGGGCAGCATAGGGAACTCCACGACGCCAGGAACAGGTACACTGCCCTGGCCGTTGTAGAGGAGAGCGAAGAGGCCATTGGGACATTTGGGGTTTGCACTCCAGTACCGCCCAGCCGGGAGCTCTCCAACCAGCCCGCGACGCAAGTCGATGAGGTGGTAACTCCGCAGGAGGCGGTCGCCGAGGAAAAATCTGAGGCCGAGATAGCAATCTCTCGGTACTTGGCCAAAGTATTCGAGCGGCAACAGCCGGTTGAGGGTTATCAGCGTGGGGTTGGTGTTGCTGGAGACATCGATGTGCTCAACGAGATGGTGGGTGCCTTCGGCATGCGCAACCTGTCAAAGGATGTGCGTGCCGCAGTGCGCCGTGCCGCCAACCACAAGTACCAGAAGCCAGCGCTTGAGCCGATCGTCGCTGTCATGTCACGTATTCACAAGGCAACCAGATACAACACCTGGTTTGCTAATGCCGTGGCACGATGGATGGAGAAGGTCAGTGCGTTGGGGAACCGCAGGTTCTTCTTTGCCATCTGCAGGGCCACTGACCGATCAAGACTCAGTGGGTTGCATGCGCGTGCCGTTCTATGGTGGCGTGTCAACACAAAGAAGGCGTTAGCGCGGTATGGTAACGGGGTATTCGCTGAGCCTGAAGCAGACACGGGGGTTCGGGGGTTCTGGAGAGCCTTCGGCGAGTTCTGTGAGGGTGAGGCGGGTTTCCACAGGAGGCGGAACATTGCCAATGTCCGGCATCTTCAGCGCATCATGGCAGCCGGTGGCGACTGCAAGGGAGACGCAAGTGATGATGGGGAAGCAAGTGAGGATGAAGACCTCACGTGTCACGACAAGTATATGTTGACGACATGCATCCCATGTTCCAGCTCTGGGGCCAGAGCTCGGAAGAAACTGCAGCGAGACCGTAGTGTTAGGAAGTCTAAGTACGGTCGGTATGCCATTGAGACACGCAACGCAGTAGTGTTGGAGCTCGGTAGTGCACGCATGGTGCGCGAGACCGAGTCGCAGTATCACGCGGTCAGGGACAAGTGCAAGCGGTACGTCCACGCAAACCTCGGTTACGTGGCAGGTGACGCATGTCCCATCGTCGATGCAGCAACAGAGATGTGTTTCATCCCCACTGAATGGGAGGTGGCTTCTAGCGGGTTTGTGCCGAAGGCGCATCGCAAGGAGTACAACGCGCGGCACGGGCGTGTTTCCACCGACCAATAGTGGTGCCCCGACGATATCGACGGATTTGATACCAAGAGAGACTGGTCATTACAGCTGGGTGCCATCGGCACCCAGTACAAGAAGATGCCAGGTATCGCTTGCTATTACGACATGCAGTATCAAGAACTCATGTCGACCAAGTTACACGAAGTCTTCCCACTTGGTGATTACGTCAAGGTGAAATCGTTGGGGGTATGTCCGCCCAAGAAGCGGAAAGGAACTCGCTTGCTCGGTTTAGGCCCCGGGCTCTGCGAGTATGGTATACACAATGCCTCCATGGTGAACACACTGCGTGCACTTATGGAGAGGGGCTGGCTGGTCAAGGATTCTGTTGACGGCCTACTTAATAGCCCACCGGAAGCTGATGCCAAGCAGCTGAAGGAAATAAGGGGGTTTACCGACGAGGTTGTCAAACGCGTGCCGGACGTCCGGAGGATGGAGTTCGAAGAATTTGTTGACACTTGTGCGCCTGACCGGCGCGGTATTTATGAGCGAGCGATGGTTGTCCTCGCTTCAACGGAAACCCTAACTGAGCGACATGCGCATATCAAACTGTTTGTGAAGGCCGAGAAGATCAACTTGACCGACAAGCCAGACCCAGCGCCACGTATGATCCAACCCAGGGACCCCATTTACAATCTACACTTGGGGTGTTACCTTCGGCCAATTGAGCACCAGATATATCACGCCATCGATACGATTTGGCGTGACAAATTGAAGGGGCACGAGAGGCTGAGATGTGTTTTCAAAGGCATGAATGCCGAGGAGATGGGAGCACAGATAAAGCTGGCGTGGGACGAGGTAGCCCACGTCAGCCCGACAGGAAGGGTTGTCGCAGTCACTTTTGACGCTGCGAGATGGGATCAACACGTGGGGGTGGCGGCTCTGAAAGAAGAACACAGAGTATACAATAGTTTGCACCAGTCCAAGGAGCTTGCGTGGCTCCTAAGACAACAGCTAGTGACCAAGGGGTCGACTGTGGTGACGCAAGATACTCCCGACGGGGAGTCAGGCATGAGGTACAGAATCAAGTACAAGCGAAAAGGTGGGCGGTGTTCAGGAGACATGAACACAGGCCTAGGGAATGTGCTGATGGCCACTGGCCTGATGTACACGGCATTAAAAGACTACGACTGTTTCCTAATCAACAATGGGGATGACTGCGTGGTGCTGTTCACAGCGGAGGCGTATGAGCAGTGGGATCTTAGAAAAGAGGAGTTCTACAACAAGTGGACCAAATGGGGATTCACCATGTTGATGGAGGGCAACCCGACCAGTGTGTTGGAGCGAGTTGTCTTCTGTCAGATGTTTCCCTTGTGTGTCAGCGGAAAGTGGAGAATGATTCGAAAGATCGATAGTGTCGACAAGGATACGCTGGTAGTGGGGAAAGACACAAGCTCTATTGAGCTGTGGCTACACTGCGTAGGAGTTGGTGGTCGGATTGCCAACGCTGGTGTGCCGGTACAGAATGCGTTTTACCGCGCGTTTCCGGAATCCAAGCGTGGGGCGAGAGGCTATGAACAGTCCCGAACAAAGCACAATAAGATGCAGTACCTGACTAGAGGCATGGATGTTCGACTTGATGGAGAGATCGATGAGAGCACCAGGATTTCCTACTACTTAGGAACTGGCATTTTGCCGAGTGACCAGATCGCGTTTGAAAACGACTTTGCCGCGCTCAAGAGGGGTGACGCTTTTACCCGTTCAATTGACGAACAAGAGCATCAGTGCCGCCTGGCTATGACACGTTGGGTAGGCGCATGGGGTCGCGACACATAGACCACCTAAAACGGGCACCGTACTAAGTGAAGGCATTCGCGGAATGTCTAGAGACTGCACGGGTGGGCCGCAAGGTATGTCGCGATGGACAGTCCCCGGTTATCAGACGGGTATCCCATACATCTGAGAAAGAGAGAGAGAGAGAGAGAGAAATGCCGAATGATAGTAGGCAGAAACGACAACAACAACAACCGAAGCGAGGAAAGCGAAGCTTGCGCCATCAGGCCAACGAGCTGTTTAGCCTCCCAACCATGTCCGACCAATGTGTGGCGGACTACGCTGTGTCCAGTTTGGACCCTTTTAATGTGGATCTACACCCATGTGTCCCAATGTTTCCGTCAGTGAGGAGCAACAAGCCCACTGCGAATATTGAGAGGTACGTGGGCACGACCAGTGCCACAACAGGCACTGGGTTTGTGATCATCAAGCCCGTGTTCAGTAACGACATGATTAACGTCATCTACTCTGGCACTAGCGCCTTCGCCCTGGAGACAGTTTGTACTACTGGTGGGGAGGCCGGCGTGACCCACGGAAACCCTAGTACGGGGTTCGCCTCCGCCTCTTTTGGCGTCGGTGAGCTTGAGTGCCGGTGTGTATCCATGGGCGTGCGTGTCGCGTTTAGCGGCCTAGCTGACCAAGAGGGTGGCGAGATTTATGCTATCTCTGAGGACAATGGCAATTCCCTTCTGGGATTTGGTGTCACAGACTTCACTGGGGAGAATGGATATTACCAGGGCCCGTGGAGAGGGTCCTTAGCGACTGCAGGTGGCGGCGGAGGAGCCGGCGCCCCTGGCAGACAGGAGATGAACTGGTACCAGGCGTCGTGGCAACCCTCGCGGGACAGCGACTTCTCGTACAACGTCACTGGAGCCCCGGTCGGCGCCGAGTTTTCCTCTGGGATTCTCATCAAGGGCGCTGGTCTTGGGCAAAAGTTCCTGATTGAAGTAGCCACACACTGGGAGCTCGTGGGCGACCTAGCACCTCCTGGCACAAAGTCACATGCAGACAGTGCCAAGACGGAGAAGGTGATCTCGGCGCTGGACAATATGCCACCCGCTGCACGCGCGAAGGCGAGCAATGGGGGCCCCGACATGATGACCGCGATGATGAATATCGTCGCACCAGAGCTCAGTATTGTTCCCAATTTCCTAGGGGGCATGCTAGCTTCTGGAATGTCTGACCTTTGGGGTGGAGCAGGTCTAATGGTAGAGGACTTGACCGGTCCCGGCGTGGTGAGCACCGCCATGCCGATCATCGAAGAAATCGGAGAACTTGCTGTGGAGTACAGTGGGTTTGCACCGTTGTTGGCACTGATGCTGTAGGATGTCAGTGATCTCCAAGAGTAAATGCTCTTGTACACTAATGAGCGGGGGGTTGCATGTGCAAAACGTGCATCACCACGTGTAAGGCACTAAAATGTGACCGAATCTGGAATCTGGGGGGAGAAGCGGACATAACCACCACCGACACGCGCGCGTTGCGCTCCGTGCGGGAGGACATAAGGTATCCGTGGGTTGGCACCACTTAGTGGGGCCATTCGTGGGGACCCAGTCAGCAATGGCTGGAAGCAACCCAACTGAACTCTGAGATGTAGTACAGCAGGTCATATAGAAGTGTCCCAAGCGTCGTCGTCCCTAGGGCGGGTCGTGTGCGGTGCTGGTGGCCCACCAAGCCACCTGTCGCCGTCTAGAACTAGCAATCTTGCTCGTGACGTGTACAATAGGACTAGAGCGCGCCCAGGGTCTCCCCGGGGTGGCGTGGATCGGAAGGGGAGACAGCACGTCCAGGACCCTCCAGGGGACGTGTT